TTAAATAGATGTGGTCTCTTTACTGTAAATTACCGACATGAGCCTTGCATACCATGGCGCTTTAGGACTCCACTTGTAACACGGCATGTCCTTACCATTGTTGTCCTTGTAAATCTGCTGGATGATTTTTAATTCGTCTGGATGACCCAATGTTATTACTTTTTGACCGTCAAAATAATACACTGCACCTTTTCCTTCTACTGTAAATAAACATTTCATCTCTTCTTCTCCTTCCTGTTCGATTCCTGTATTCTGTTTTTTTTGTTCGCTGCATGCAGACGCTCTACTGTCGATTGCCTTTGCAATCAGCCCAGCAATTCCTTTTGTACCTAAATTTCGATATCTGGCCACATCACCTGTGCCAGTGCAGAATAATGTCTCCACGATCATGCCAGGCATATTAGATGCATTCAGATCATGGTATCCCGAACTGTACTTTACACCACGGTTAGCAAATCCTTTATTTGCGAAATTCTGGCAGATGTTACTTGCGATCGTATTCATGGTCTGGTTGGATGCATCGTATAACCACACCTCTGTGCCGCCAGCTGACGCCGCTCCTGCCGCATTCATGTGCAAGGTGACATAGATATCGCATCCCGCTCCATTCGCCTTATTTGTGCCGTCAGACAGCTCACCAGACACATTGGATGCGTTGGAGTTACAATCAATCACAGTGTGTCCGACAGCCTGCAACATCGGTACAAGTTCGTTGTAGATCTTCCGCACTTCCGCCTGTTCATCGATCAGACCGATTGCACCTTTACAATTCGGGGAATGCCCTCCCCTTAAGCCAATTTTCATTCTTTCTCTTCCTCCTGCTCTTCCGTTTCAAATGCTTTTTCCAGTTCCTCTACGGATACTCTGCCAAATTCGTTCTGTTCGCTCATGTTCTCACCTCCTACCGTGCGATGTCGCACAACAAAAGAGAGCCTGTTTCCAAGCTCTCCTGAATCTATTTATATGTAAGTGCCCTCTCCGAATCTCCTGTTCCAGGTGTTGTTGGGTCTACCACTACACCGAGGATCGCCAGCACTGCAAAGAGCGCATTGATTACGGTTAATAGCTTATCACCAAGGTCTCCAAGGTTGATGTTAAGCCCAAACACTGCCGCAATTGCCTGTATCAACAGTAAGATTGCCGGGATCAGTGCAACCCAGAATGCCTTGTTTTTAATTCTTACAATCCAGTTAATCTTCTTCATTTTTCATTCTCCTTTACAGATACATCGCTACTATTCCACCAATCACAGCTCCGATCAGTGCGGTTACTACTACGTCCCACCGTTTAGCCGGTGTCTGCTCAAGATGCGTCACCTTTGCGGTCAACTGCACAAGGGTCTGGTTCATAAATCCAACCTCCTTGGTCAACCCTACCATTTCTTGCGCCAGTTGATGTACCACATTCACAACGTCCTCTGCTTCTTTCATTCGGTGTTTTAATGAGCCGATTTCTTTTCCGTGCTCTGCAAGTTTCACTTCTACTTCATTTTCTGTCATGTTTTCCCTCCGGTTTTTAAAGTATAAAAATAAGACCATCACGGTCTTGCTCTAATCTCCATATTCGTTCCTTTAGTCTTCCGTAATCCATGTGGTAGACAAATGTCGCTCTGTCCAATTTGGATTATTGACATAGATTGTAATTCCACCGTCTTTTCCAATTAGATATCGACCGGTCCCAAAGATCGAGGAGCCAGACACCTCGCTGTAAGGTGCGTAAATGTCAAACACCGGGCGATACCCAACCGGAATTCTGACTTCATCGAATGCCCCAAATCCTCCGCTGTTCGGAAATTGTGCAAGCATTGTGATCTTGCATGTTACCATAAATCCTCTTCTTTTTAGTTCCACGCGGATGTTATTATTGGAGTTTGCACTTGTATATGGACCTTTCACGGTACCGGAATCGTAAGAGATAGATTTTGTAAGCTGCTTAATTGTCCTAATAAGCCATATGCTATCTCCATTTATGTTTGTCACCGAAAAGTCTCGCATCTCCTCATCTCCGCGAATAGAGCATACCATAGATCCATTCGCGATATCATCTGCCATGCTACTGCCGCCGGAATAAAATTCTAATCCAGAGTAGTTTAATCGACTCCCCCAGTACCTAGACGCTGTAAACGATCTTACCATGTCAATATTCTCTTTTTTTACAAAAACGGAAATTGTACCGTCACTGCTTTTAGACACGATCTCTCCGGTGTCTACATTTATGTAAAAGTGTCCACCCTTACTCTTAATAAGTCCGGCTGTTACAGTTCCAAGGTTGGCAACGATCGCACTGAGCGTTTGCACGTCCAGATTCTCGACTGCGATATAATGGATCACCCACCTACTTCCATCCCACCGCTTGATCGGCTGACCGGATGCTGTCTGCCATAACTGGCCAGCTTTAGGATTTGACGGAGCCGTAGAAGATACAATTATGCCACTTGGTCCTGTTGCACCGGTCGCTCCCTTATCACCATATACTCCGATGATACATGGTGCTGATTGATACGTGCTACCATTTGTATAGGTAACAACTTCATAATTCCACAGATATTTTTTTGACGCCGTTATTGCTTGTACAGTTGTAGTCCATCCTGATGTGGACGCCGACACACCGCTTCCGCTTGCCGTTGCAAGATAATAATTCGTGATAGATTTTATTCCGTTTCCAGTTACCCCTTGTGGTCCCGTTGCACCAGTTGCCCCCTGCGGTCCTTTCGGGCCAGTCGCTCCTTGTGGCCCCTGGGGACCTGTTGCACCTGCATTCCCTTGAGGTCCTTGTGGACCGGTAGCTCCTGTTGCTCCTTTGTCTCCGTATATCCCGATTATTTTTGGTGTAGTGGTCGCTGTCGTATTATCTGTAAACGTAAATTTTTCATAGTTCCACAAGTATTTATTTGTTGCTGTCATCGTCGGAACTGATGTACTCCAACCGCTTGACGCTGTTGTAATTCCTGTTTTTGCGGAAGAAATCAAATAATATTCTGTAATAGTTTTTATCCCTCTTCCAGATGACCCCGCAGGCCCTTGTGGTCCATTATCACCTTGAGGTCCCGTTGCTCCCTGCGCGCCCTGTTTCGATTTCGAAACCGTAAACCGTCTTGTGATAGAATTTCCGTTGTATGTTACTTTAATGTCAACCCATCCGTTATCCGTAGATAGAGCGGATACCTTGTAAGTACGTGTACTTAAATCCCATGTACCAGCAATTCCGGAAGATTTTGTTACGGTGTAAGTAGCGACTTTTGAAACGTCCTGTGCGCCGTTGTAAACCTGCACTTTTGTAGAGCAATCTATAAAGCTTCCACCGTTTCCGTTTGTGTCTGTTGCTACTGTTTGGGAATCGTTGGACAATGTTACTACTAAAGTTTCTATGTCCTCAGGAGCGGGAGACCAGTCTGTGGCTTTATTACCCTTTTCAAGTTTGATATTTCGAATTCTCCATTTTTTACCCACTTCATTATTTGATAACATGAAATCTATTTTTCCATTTAAAGATGTAGATGGATATTTTAATTTCAATGAATATTTTGCAGGCGTTTTGTTAATTGTTTGATTTTGATCTGGAGTACCAAAATCTGTTTCTAACAAAGCAGTTTCAGCAACAGTGTCTACCAGATACGCTTCGTAACTCACTATGTATTCAACATTTTTTTCTGGTATAAATTCTTGAACAAATCCAGACCATATCCCACCAATCGTAACTTCACACCATCCATTAACCATCTGGAGAGATTTTGTATTACCACCTTTAATCCAATGGTTAAAAGTATTAAACCCTGTGTTTAATAGTAAATTCCTACCGCCAATCTCCAAATTATCCACATCCGTAAGCACAACAACACTCTGCGTATCCAAAGCATTTATAGTCCCGTCTGCGCTGTAAAGCGTGCAACGGAGTATTTTCGCAGTTGCAGTCGGTGTATACTCCTTTGCACTTTCGTTCGCAGATGAGGTGTATTTCACGGAGTATGATGTTCCGTTGGTTGACTCTTCGATTTTAAATCTACCATTATATGGTATCCTTGTCGCACTGTCTCCATCTCGATAAAACGACCGGAATGTTATTTTAGATGGTGTTAAAGCTCCGTCTGCACCTTTTTTAATAGCGGTATCGGACGCTTCCAGGATGTAGCTTCTTGAGTTTGTTCCGTCTTTTCCATTTTCGCCTTTGATTTTTGTCCATGCGTATTTCGTCGGGTCTGTAGAATCCGCTTGCGTGAAATCTGTATACTGTCCAATATAAAACTTCCCAGCGCTATTCGAAACATCAAACCCTGTCTTGCCATCTGCACTGTTTGCGTAGGCGATATGTAAATAACTTGTTTTCCCATCTGCACCATTCTTACCAGCAATTCCCTGATCTCCTTTTACGCCTTGCGATCCTTTAAACTGCGACCAGGTATATCTTGCAGGATCTGTAGAATCTTCCTGTACAAAGTCCACATAAGTTCCAATATAAGCAGACGGCGTCTCTGTCATCTGACTGAACGTTGTCGGCTTTGCCACAGAAGAATACTTGATGTGGAAATAACTGGTCTTTCCATTCGCACCAGCTGTTCCAGGAATCCCCTGTTCGCCTTTTTCTCCTTGCAGCCCTTGTAGCCCACGTTCCCCCTGTTCGCCTTTGATTTTTGTCCATGTATACTTCGTAGCATCTGTACTATCTGCCTGTGTATAATCCGTGTACTGCCCGATATAGAGCTTATTTGTGCCATCCGTGGTGGAAAATCCCGTCTTGCCATCTGCACTGTTTGCGTAGGCGATATGTAGATACGGGGTCTTTCCATCAGCTCCCGGCTTTCCGGGTGTTCCGATCGCCCCGTCTGTGCCTTTGATCTTACTCCATGCGTATTTTGTCGGGTCTGCGCTGTCATTTTGCGCAAAATCAACATACATTCCGATATATTCCCTATTACTGTCGGACACGGAAAAATCTGTCCTACCGTCTGCGCTGTTCGCATAGGCGATGTGGGTGTACTGTGTTTTTCCGTCCTTCCCATCTTTTCCCGGGATTCCCTGATCCCCCTTTGGACCCTGTATACCATCCAATCCCGGAGCGCCTTGTGGTCCCGGAGGTCCCTGTTCGCCTTGCTCTCCTTTCTCACCTTGCGGACCCTGTTCCCCGTCTTTTCCGTCCTCTCCATCCATTAAATCTGCAATCGTAACCTCGTAATACCCACGTTTTATCCCATTTTCCATAGCCTCAAACGAGTACACCGCCTTTGTATCCACGTCAGTAGCATTTACCGTAACACTCTTACCAACATAAAACTCTGTGCCATCTTTGCTCCACCGGAATTGTAGCTTGTCTGCCACGTCCACGCCGTTATCGTAAGCGTAAGCTGTCAGAGTAGTGCTACCAATGCCATTTTTAAAGATGATGCCATTGTTGGTGGAGATGGAACAAGTGTAGACCTTATTTTTGTTGATAAGATCTTCCATCCTCTGCAACAAGCTATCCGAAATTTCGGATGTAAGCTCTTTGTAGTTTGTAAATACCGTCTTTGCAGTTTTTGGATTGGTAAGACTGCGCACCTGTTCGGACACTCTTGCCTGTAGATAAAGGACTGGTGTCCACTCCTGATCCTGCATCCTTACCGTATCCCCGATGTTGGTGTCAAAATATCCGTCCACCTCGTAAGTCACCACCGGTTCAGATGCTGTTTTAAGATCAGACAGAGCCATGCTATAGAGCTTGTCCTTGCTGTCTGTATCGTACTCTTTACGCATCAGGATATAAGCATCAGCCTTATTTACGATGTTGGATGGGAACCGGTCTCTTGCCTGTGGTGCCCGGATGATTGCGCCGTCTGTAAAGTACTCGATATTCCCGTTCTCATCGTATTCTTTTTTGTCCAGTCCATTGATCGTCAGCCCGTCTTTCCCGGTCGGCTGGATGCAGGTGTAAAGCTTCTCGGCATCTGTGGTTTTTCGAATTCCGGTAATTCCTTTCCCGTACCGCAGTACAATGTCATTCCGGTATTCTCCGACTCCGCTGTCTGTATCGGAGTGTTTCCGATATACATTCAGCACAATCTCTTTTAAGGAGTAATCGCTGTTAAGCACTGTCTCAAACTCGATCTCCGCAGAAAATACATTAGCCAGGGAGAATAATCTCTTTAATACGGACGTTGTACCTGTCCATTCGTTGGTGATCCGCTTATCTGACACCTCGTTGAGACCCAATTTAAGTGTCCTCTCCGCGTCAAATACGGTAAGGTACTCTTCAAAGCTCATTGCTTTTCCAGCTTTGTATTCGCCGGCATCCTCATTGATTAACTCAAACGACAGTGACCACGCCGTGGCAGTAATCGTCTGCTCTGTCTGGTGGGTATTTACGATATTTAGATAATAGGATTTCCTCCTATAATTAAACGCCACCTTATTCCCAGCGGTGACATGCTGCGCGTCTGGATGCTTTGCATTGACAGTAAAGGTGTACGCATTCGCTGTACCCTGCAAGTATTCGTGCAGATCATCATTCCAGTAATGCATGGACTTTTTATGCCCGTTGTCCATGTATGCTACTGGCGTGTTATTTGTGCTTAGAATCGCAATTCTGATGTTATCCATTACAAATATACCTCCCGTATTTTTGCTTTAATATGCGGCGGTGGAGATGAAAAGGAAGAATAGCAGAACTGGACTTCCGTTGTCCCCGGTGGAACTTTTGGATAATTGGATCCATTAATCTCATCTCCTTTTGCCGGCATCCCGTTTACATAGACCTTTGTACTCTCTCCATCTATAGACACCACATCTCCGGCACGATACCGGTTCGGCACATCCTTATACTTATCGACATTGTCTTTCCGGAATCGGATGCTTTTTAAATAGTTGTGTGTGACGTACTGGTTTGATAGATTTCGGTCTCCCCACTGTCCGATCCAGATTTGGATTTTTTCGCATTCCATGTCCTTAATTTCCGGGATCGTGAGATCCCTGTAAGTGCCATACCAGAAAATCCGCAGCTTTTCTCCCTCTTTTAAAAAGTCATTATGGCATCCCATTTTTAGGTTAAACGGATTGCCCTCGTAGGCTGTCGGCTGGAATTCCTCTCGTCTGATTAAGGTGTTCCCTGGGGCAAACCACTCGACACGAGCCGTGTTCCCCGCGGCATCACTTTTGTTAATAGACATGGCGCAAATCACCTTGTTATCTCCCGTCAGAAATGCAATGGTCTGCGCTCCTGTCTGCCCCATCAAACCAGTTTCGAACCAGTGCTGGGTATAACAATAAAAATTCTTCGCACCACGTCTGCCCTCGCTGTCCACCGGAATAGTAAGTGTTTTCATTCCACCGTTCCAGTATCCAGATGTGACTTGTCCACCTTTTAATGCCATCACGTTGTATCCGGCAACATTCCGTACTTCCAACGTTCCTTGCGTTGTGTTTTCCGGATTCTGATAAGAGGTGCCATGATCATCTTGAAACAAGCCGTAACCGTTAAACAGTTCTTCGGACGCTTCGTAGTTCTCTCCGTCCGCCTCTTCCTGTTTTCCGAGCTGGATCACTCCATACTGGCTCACAAGTCCGATAAATCCGTTTTCGTGTTGGTGTGTGATCTCATAATCCACATCTGCCCATTCGGTGCCGTTGTTTTGGATGGTAATGGTCTGGTAGCCGTTATTCTGGACGCCATAGAAGTCGAATTCTGCGGTGGAGTATGCTACACCGTCAGGGATTAGCCATGTGATTGTGCCAGTGCTGTACATATCATCCTCTCCCAGCACCGGTTCCCCATCCACGATTGCTTCATAGTAAATGCTTGGTTCGTCAGAAAAAATCAGTCTCTTTGGTTCTTTACTATACAGAATTTCTGACATTTTTCTGCGGAACTCACTGAGTTCCCTTGCCGTAGAGTTTGAAATACGAAACTCCATTACAATCTGTTTTGGAGAGTACGTGGAATGCGTAAACTCTCCTCCATTTACATTTTCAATGCTCCTTGTATTATTTGTGATGGAAGGTGATAAGTTCCGGTCAAGTCTTGTAATCTTAACCGGAATATCCACGCCTCCATAGGTTGCTTTAAGCAAGCCCAACTCTCTCACCTCCTAATAGTTTCTCGAAATCATCCATCTTTTTTATCATCGGTCTTGCATATCCAACCGTCTGCTGTGCGACAACTCTTCCGTCCAGCGTCGTTGTCAGATTGATATTTAGATTAATATCCTTTTCGCCCATAATCTCCAAGATTGATTCCTTAATATAACCTTTTAGCGATCGCAGTGGTGTGATCGCTTCTGCTTCTCTTTCCGCAGCCCCTCCGATTCCTCCGGACGGCATCTGGAATAATGCTGGTTTGGTAAGGATTCCGCCATCTTTAAACCATTTCACATCCAGCATCGGCAGACTTGGTAATAAATCGGACAAATTGATATCTCCAATACCATCCTCGTACCCAACTCCACGATAAGCAGCCGCAAGGCTTCCGTACGTAGACACTGCGTATCGAATGGATGCAAGCATATTAGATAGTGGATCGTAGATGTTTTTATCGTATCCGGGCATTGCATAGGCTCTAAATGTCGGGTCAATGACCTGCATAAGTCCCTTGGATGGCGTCCCATTAATCGCATTGATATCCCAGTTGTTAATCGCATTCGGATTTCCACCGGATTCTGTCTGCATCTGATACAACAGGCGTTCCAAATTAGCTTCGGAATACTGTCCAGTCATCTGTAATGCCCTTGTGGCTAACGTTCTCCACTGCTCTACTCCTGCACTTGGATTGTAGTTTACATGTGACTGAGTATCAAATATCCCTTTTACAAAACCAACAACGCTATCAAATACTGTATTGACAGCACCTTTTGCAACGGATATCCACGGTTCAAACGCTCCCGTTAAATCCGTAAATTTATCAATTGCAATCTGCACGATCTTACTTGGATGTGTGATGTAATCCCATACATTTCCCGTAAAGTCTTTTACCGTACTCCATATCCCACCGAAAAAGTCGCCGATTCCACTTGCAAAGTGCGGAAGTTCTTCCAGAAAACTCTTTGTTTGGTTGGCTGGCATGATTTTCGTTCCCTTTTCCAGTGGCAGAACTACATCTCTCCCCTCTGGAATAAATGGTTTTCCATGTGGTGGAACGATCATTTCTTTGTATGTAGAGCCTTTCTGGTCGTTTACGATACCTAGCGTGTCTTTTGGAATGCCACCAGTTCCTCTTGCAAACTTCGGGACTTCCCACAATGCAAATTGCTTGTCCGACCCTACTTTATCAAGCACCCAGTTTACACCGTGTATTACACCGTTTACCGCTCCACCGATAGGCTTTACAATTGCGTTCGCAATCCCTTTCACGATTCCTCCAAGAGTATCCTTTAGATTGTTAAATCCGTCTTTAATAAACTTCCAAACAGAAGAAAAAGCGTCCATAGCTTTCTCTTTGATCGAATCCCATATTCCACCGAGCGTGCCCTTAATGCTGTTCCAGATTCCGGTTGCAGTATCCTTGATTCCATTCCAGATGCCGGAAAAGAAATTCGCAACAGGGGTGAATATAGCACTTGCGGTGTCACTTATCCAATCCCATGCGCTTTTTAATGCAAATTTTATTACTTCCCATACTGTATAAATAACAGCTTGAATCGCGTACATAACCGCACCGATCGTTCCCTCGATAAATTTCAGAGGTCCTTCTATTACGTTATAAATCTGCTCCCAGATATCAGCAAAGAAATCCTTAATGCCGTTCCACACTTCTTGTATTTTCTCGGATATGGTATCCCATAATCCAGACATCCAATCTTTAAATGCATTCCATTTTTCGGACAGCCAGTCTGTGATATCTCCCCAGTTTTTTATTACTGCCACAACTGCTGCAACCACTGCAATAATTCCGGCAATAATTCCGGCTACTGGTAATAGCACTCCTGTCAAAAATGCCATTGCACCTCCAGCCGCTGCTATTCCACCAGCTACAACCGCAAGAATCGGTAGTAAAGCCGAAATCACCATTGCAATCCCACCGATTACGACTATAATAGTCTTGCTTGTTCCAGAAAGACTGCTAAACCACTTTGCAACTTTCTGAATGATAGGAACAAGTGCTTCCAGAATTGGGGCTACTGCTTCTGAAATGGCACTCCCAAACTCAGCCATAGCCAACTTTACGTTATTTAGCGCAACCGTTTCTTCGTCAATCGGGTCTAAAGTATTGCTGAAAGTCGTTTCCACAGTCCCCTGACTGTCTGAGGCAGCGCCTCCTAGGTCGTTCAGGTTTAGAACCCCTCTTTGGATGGCATCTACCATCCTCACAGCACCTTTTGTTCCGAATACCTCGGCGGCGGCGTTTAATGCTTCCGTCTGATCAGTCGCATTCAAAATTTTATCCTGCGTTTCTGCCAAACCGTCAGTGAGTGATTTCCCGTCTTTTGCATAATTTACCGCTGCCTTTGATAAGCTGCTTAATGCGGCAGACCCGTCTACTCCTGCCTGCTCAAATGCCCCCAACAGCTTTACTGAGTCCGAGAAACTCAATCCCAATTCTTGTAGCTGTGGTGCTCCTTCAATCGCTTTCTGAAATAGATCGTCTACAGATACGCCCGTGTCTTGCGCTGTTTTTGCAACATCATCAAGTACGCTGTCTAGATCATCACTCGACATGTGGAATACGCTAATCGCCTGTTTTGCATTTTGCGTTGATGCTACCACATCGGATCCAGTAATTTCCGAAAACTTCAACATTTTTTCAGATGCATGTTGTAATTTTTCATCGGTGAACCCGAACTGCGTATTCATCTCCCCAATTACTTTTCCGATGTTTTCAAGGTTGTCTATCGGAAGGCTGGACGCAATGCTTTTATAGACATTATCCATTCCTTCAGCAAGCTTCCCTGTAGCACCTGTCGCTGCTATGATTGCATCAGATCCGGCATCTACCTCATTAAATGCTTCTTTTGCGTTGTCACTAAACTCTTTTATCTTCTGCCCTGCATCTGCTATGATTTCAGCGGCTTGCATCATGTTTCCTGCAACAATTCCTTTTCCGATACCGTCCAGTGCTTCTCCTGCCTCACCTGAATTCTTCTTCATCTCGTTCAGGTCGTTGTTCACTTCATCAATACTCGCCCCGTCATCTACCTTGTTCAATGTAGCTTTCATCTTTGACAGGTCAGTTTCTGCCCCAAACGCTTCTTTTCCTATCTTGTTAAGCGCTACTGTCAGATCGTCACTGTTCGCCGTTCCATTTTTTATGGCATTCGTCAGCCTCGTTCCGAGGATGTCCTGAAAATCATCTAGGGACTTTCCGGTTGCTTCAAACAGCGTCTGCAACTGCTTCGTGCTTTCTTTTAGGGATTTCTGCTCAGTCTCCATTCGACTAATCTGCGTGGTGTAAGATTTTAAATCCTGTTCCGTCTTCGCAATTTCCCTCTGAAATTCTCGGTATTCTTCCGCTCCGATGTCACCAGATTTGAACTTCTTTTCTACTTCTCCCTGTGCCTGCTTTAAGGCTTCCAGCTTTTCCTTGGTATTTTCGACCTGTTTACTTAATAACTCCTGTTTCTGTGCAAGCAACTGCGTATTCTTCGGGTCAAATTTTAATAATTTATTTACAGAGCTTAATTCGCTACCAAGACTTTTTGATGTATCTTCCGCGGATTTTAAAGCTTTGCTGAGCGCCATTGTATCCGCACCGAATTTTATTGTGATTCCTTTTATTTTCTTATTCGCCACTTTCTCACTCCTTTAAAAATTATCAAAATCTTTCTGAGTTGCTTTTCTAGCAGTCGTCTTTTCATCTTTTTTCTGGTTGTCGATATACTCTTGTACATAGTCCAGACAGTCACCGATCGTCATTTCTTCCATATCTTCGCTGGTTAATCCAACCTGTCGACAAACATAAAAAAAAGACTCATTTGTGAACGGTTCGCCACTCGATGAATCTTTATCACTTATTTTTTTTTACTTGTTGGCATAGTGTCTGTAAGCAAATCTTTTACTTCTCCCATGATTTCATTGAGCGGGAATACTTCGAATCCATCCAACCACTCCAATGGATCAGGAATCGTCCTGTCTGCCGTTTTTGCCATTGTCCAGATAATGTCGTAAAACACCTCCATGTCCATGTGATCCAGCGATGCAAAAGAGATATCCTGTATTCCAAGATTCCTTTTCGTTCCTTTTCCAAACACTTTCGCTACTTTCATCAGGTCTGCAAAATAATCTCTTCCAAACTGCGCCTTATATCTCTTTGGCAGTGCTGCTGTTGATTTCAATTTCACTTGTTTTTCGTCAATGTAAATTGTTTTTTCCATAACATCCTCCGCTTTTCTATTGGGGCAGATCGCTCCACCCCTTTATTTCGCTTTACCTACTTTTGCCTTTCCAATCTTCCCCCTGCCTACCAAGGCGAGGTCTCCAGGGGGTGCTATTCCCCCGATTTTTCATATACTGTTGTATACCAAGAGTTATATGTTGCTTCGTCAACTCCTGCTGCTGTGGATGCTTTAACTAAGTTGTCTGTCGGTCTCGGACTTGCCACAAGCGAAAGTTCTGTTGTGTTCGGTTCTCCGCTATCTTTTGTTGTACTTCCAACAGATGGTCTGTTTACAGAGCAGTAATAAAAGAGGTGTCTTGTCGCCTTGACATCTCCCTGAAATTCGAACATCAGTGCGATATTTGCCACCTGTGCGTCAGAGTTTTCGAGAATCACACCTTTTTCTGTTTTCTCCTCTTTTAACACTTCTGTCCGGAATTCTTCCGGTACTCTTGCAAGCGTAAGTGTACCCTCGTATCCCTGATTATTTGCGTTGGTGTAATAATCAATGTCATCCGCTTTAAACCGGATCAGATCGCCGCTCTTGTCGAATGTGATGCTTACCGCACCCGGCAATTTCTTCGGTGCACCGTACGTGATTTTTCCACTCTCACCCACTGTAACAACAGCGTAATAACAGTTTCTCAAGCCAAATTCCACTTTGTTTTCTTTTTCTGCCATGTTCTTTACCTCCTATATTTCAATTTCATATGCTTTCAAATACATATTTTCAGAATCTAAAAAACTCTCGTACGATTCATACGGGAGCCCATTGTTATTTAGTAGTTGCTTTACTTTTTTCTCCAGTTCCACGTCCTTTTTCTCTGTGTACACTTCAATCGTGACAGCATATCCCTCATGGTACACTATGTCATCGGCGTAAAATGCAATATCTTCATCCGCGTAATATACAATATACGGAAGCTCTGGCACTTGCCCAACCGCAAAGCAACGATACGCAATCGGAAGATTGAGTGATTTTAACTTGTCTTTTAATTCTGGCAATATCATTTCACAGTCTCCTTCCCAATTCTTCTACATATTCTTTCACGCATTTTTGCTCCACTTCTTCAATATGTGGATACGCCTGTACTTGTCCTATCTTCCTACCGCCACGCTTTAATTGATGTCCTTTTTCCAGCAAATGTGTCAGTCGATATGTCGGATCTTTATTGTATACCGTGATTCCGCTTCTACCTGTTGTTCTTGTCCAATTTTTCGCATAAGTTCCGCCATTTTTACTTTTTGGACTTTCTGCTTTGAGCATTCTCACAGCTTTCTCCGATACATTCATCGCGACATCAGCAGTTGTTTCCTTTACTTCCTCTGTATATTCTTCCATCTGCCGCATAATTTCTCTTGCGAGTTTGTCAGCACTTATGCTTTCGCTCATTTTTCGATCCTTTCCGTACAGGTCAATTCCAGTTCTTCTGCGCTGATCTGATACGTTTTCACCACTTTCAGTTTCTTTCCGTGGAATCGGATATACCTCTGTCCTCCATATTCGTAAGGATGCACGATCAAATTTTCTGAAATTTCCATATTGTTCTGTCCTGCAAGGTAGAATTCATTTCGGGGAACTTTTTCTTTGCAACACCAGATCTCCTGTTCCGTTTCAATCGGTACTTGCTGACCGATCTCATCCTCTTCATACCCATTGGAAGATATCAATATCACTTTCTCATCCCATGTTCGATTCATTTTGCACCGCCTTAATCATCAGGTTGTTTAGTCGAAACCGGATGCTCCTCGGAATCACTCCGTCTTCTGGATGATTGTACTTCCACGTAGCCCAATCCAGCACAAGCAGGATGTGGTCATATCTTTCTTCCGTAATACGAACGCCGTGTACATTTTCGCATTCGTCCAGAATACCATCTATGATCGCATAAAGGACGGAATCCTTACTATCTGTAGAGATTCCAAGTCTGTTTTTTAATAGTTGCAATACAATCACTCTCATAAGCATACTCCTTATGAATTCGCCATGATCCCCTGTTTTTTCATCCCCGCAAGAATCGCATTGATTTTATCTTTCAGGTCAGTTGCTGTTTCTGTGGACAAATCTTCGATCAAAGCCATCTGTTTCACACCGCCGAGCGTTGTTTTATTCGCCGCTGGAAGAGTGTAACTTGGTCCTGCAGGTCCCTGTGCGCCCGGTTCTCCCTTGTCGCCTTTCGGTCCTGCTACTCCTGGATCGCCTTTTGCTCCTGCTGCTCCTGCTGGTCCTGCTGGTCCTGCTGGTCCTGCTGGTTCTGCCTG